AACACTAGATCCTAAGGACGTAATTTGGCCAACAAAACCGAAGGTATTAAAGGGTGAATGTTCAATTATGAACGAAAATCTCGAAATCAAACAACTCATATCCGAAAACGTTTCACTACGTGCAAAGATCACGAAGCTTGAAAAACGTGTAACTGATCTAGATTTAAGTATCATCCAAATGAAACGTATGAAAAATAGAACTTAAAGAAATGAATGGTATATAACACATAAGCTCCTATAGTGTAGTTGGTAAACACAGTGGACTTTGAATCCATTACCCCAAGTTCAAATCTTGGTGGGAGCTTAGCAGAATAAACCTTTCTTAGCTCAGTTGGTAGAGCAGTGGACTGTAGTTCCATTTGTCACCTGTTCGAATCAGGTAGAAAGGACATTTCTCCCATAGCTCAGTTGGTAGAGCGGCAGGCTGTTAACCTGTAGGTCATCGGTTCGAACCCGGTTGGGAGAGTAATGCTTTACAAGCAAACATACATGTAAAAAATGTTCCATTGTAATTACATCATTTTTTACACGTAAAGGCAATATGGATCTTGGATATGCATGATGTTGACGACTTTTACGATTATATGAAATTAAAGGTAAGAGCTGTACATATAATACAATGTCCCGTCTCATCGGTATTACCTCAACTGTCAATACTATCCGTATGTCCAATGTTAAGCAGGATACGCGAAAGTTGAAGAGAGCTTCTAAAAAATTACCCCTCAAAATGATCGACCGCCCGAATGGTTACCTGAGTGTGGCTGAGCGTGTAAATGGTCGTGCAGCTATGATTGGATTTACTTCAGCTGTAATCGATGAAATTATGACAGGTCATTCTATCAGCACACAGTTCCAGGAGAATATTGGTCTTTCAGTCGCTGTCACAGCTCTAGCTTTTTTGGGAACTGCATCTAATCCTAAAGACGAAGGGTATGTTAGTGGATTTTGGAAACCTGAAGTTGAACTGCTAAATGGAAGACTGGCGATGATCGGGGTTTTATCTCTACTTCTTACGGAATCTCTTCACCCTCAGACCCCTCTTTTCTGAGCTTAAAAAAATAAAACTGTAATATATATAAAGATGTCAGGTGGAATCGCTCAATTGGTTGCCATCGGTGCACAAGATGCGCACATAGTCGGCAATCCTCAAGTGAGCTTTTTTAGATCTACGTACAAACGTCATACGAATTTTTCGCAAACTGTTGAAAAACAGGTTATTCAGGGTAACCCCGCTCCTAATGGTATGTCTACAATTCGCTTCGAGCGTAAAGGTGACCTACTCAGTTTTGTTTATTTAGCGCCTCGTCACGGCGATAAGTCGTTTACCGCGAGTGACTGGATTGATCAGATTTCTAAGATTGAACTCCTGTGCGGTGGTCAGGTAATCGACACACAGGATTCTAATTTTTCTCAATATGTGGCTCCTACATTAATGGCTTCGAATTTTACTAAATCTGTTGCTGGTCATGGTGTAGACAGCGATGCTGACACTAGTCGCTCTCGTTTTTACCCTTGTCGATTTTCGTTTTGTGAGAACTGGCAGACGGCTTTACCTTTAGTCGCTTTACAATTTCACGATGTAGAGTTACGTATTACATGGGGCCCTAATACAATTAACAGTGGGCAACCTTTTGATCATAGTTGGGAATGCTATGCACACTTCGTCTACCTTGATTCTGATGAACGTAGTGTACTTTCTCAAACTCCTCAAAATATGTTAATAACACAAGTTCAAAAGTCCACGCCATCTCTTAATACCATACAAGATCTTACGTTTAATCACCCTGTGAAATATCTATGTGCAGCTGACGGATCCGATTTAACTATCGCTGCAAACGGTAACAAGGTCAAACTTCAGATTAACGGAACTGATGTCACAGATTTCAAGTATATGGATCCTCATTATACGTCGGTCGCGGAATACTATCACACAACTGCCTCCGTACCCAGTTCGACTGGTGCTAATAAAAAACGCTTCATATATCCATTTTGTTTAGAAACTGGTAAGTTACAACCTACAGGAAGCTTGAATTTTAGTCGGTTAGATAGTGCGCGACTCGTCAGCGAAACACAGGTTCATGAAGATGATATTTATGCAGTGAACCTTAATATATTGCGCATAGAATCGGGCATGGGTGGTTTGATGTACAGTAATTAAATCGTATATAATAATAAATGTGGTTGTTTCTATTTCTCATATTTTTCGTTTTTATGATCACCTATGATCCTAAATCCGGAACACTCAATAAATATATCCCCCAAGAAAATGCGTTGTGTAAGGATGGACACTATCAAGAAATTCAATTTGGGAAATATGGACAGGAATGTCCTAACCGTGAAACTACTAAAATGGGGGCAATAATATCTACTTAAAAACAATAGTTATGTAATATATACATGTTTGCTTTAGATAGAGAGACTACTATTGCACTGGCTATAGTAGCATGCATTGCTACTTCGTATTATATTTATACAGATCTTAAAAAATCTAAGGATGATATTTCAAGAATTAAGCGTTTTCTAGATAGTGTCACGAGTGGACCCGAAGAAATGTATATGCGGGGTGCCCCCCCTCAATCAGTTACAGAAGTTCAACGTGAAGTGAGTGTACAGAAAGTACAATCAGATGTTGTAAACGAAGATAAGGGTTCCGCAACTAAATCTTCTGAATAATCTTATCAGGGGATTACAGAAGCTAATGAGCGATGAAAAAACACAAAGCGATTGCTATACCAGTTACATTTGGTGGAAATGTACCTCGTTTTCTGACAGTTAGAGATAAAAGATTTAAGGAATGGATATTCGTCACAGGGGGGTGTAGAAGGCGTGAAATAGATAACCCTATACGCACGGCTTTACGTGAGCTTGAAGAGGAAACTAGAGGGGTAATATCATTGAAAAGGGGTGAATATACCACATATACATTCAATGTTAGGGAAAGCTCTAATGTAGATCTCGAATATAACGTATTTATATTTTTTGTAGAGTTTTCAAAAGCCGAACAAAATGAAATGATTAATCGGTTTAATGAAGAAAAGTATAAAATGCAGACTAAAAAAATCCACATGAAAAGAACTTACGATGAAAATGATTTAATGAGTTTTGATACATTGGCAGAATTTAATTCAAGACGTCGATGGGATAGAATAGTACATAATGTATTGGAAAATCCTGATTTTTATTCCTGCGTGACTTCTGCAAATAGAAAAACATTTTCTATAAGATAATGAAGTCCAAGAATTACATTCTTAAACAAATAAAAGAAATTCTTATGGATAGGAAATCTTATAGAGAGGAAAAGGCAGACTGTTATATAGAAGATATAAAGAATCAAACGGTATATGAACTTTTGGTTCTAAAACGGGATTTATCTAAACAGGAAGAGGAGTATATTGATGTATCGTGTAGAGCTTCAATTTGGCATGAAGAAGAGGATTAAAAAGATAATTGTAATAAGATATAAGATAAGTATGTTTAAGAAGTGGTGTCGTGACCACGGATTTTATAATAAATCCAATATTTCACATGTGCTCATGGATGGTGGCATCCTATCTGTTCCATTTGAAAGATTGAATGAATTTTACGACATATATTTAAAAGCTGTAAATTTAGGTGAAAAGATTTTTGTAGTCGAACAAAAAACCACACCATTTAATTTCTTCGTCGACTTGGATTATAAAGACGAGGAAGATATCCCATTTGAAAGATTAGAAGAATATGTCCGCATTGTATGTGACCGCGTGACATTGTATGGTGGCAAAGATGTGCTTATATCTGCAGCGTCCCCAAAATATGATGGAAACAATCTAAAAAAATATGGGATTCATATGAATTGGCCTGGTTTTGTTGTAGACCATGCATCAGCTATGGCCCTGTATTCACATATAGTGTCTACAATGAATCTTATGTTCCCAGGTAAACCATGGGACAATATCGTAGATGCATCGGTATATGGTAATGGTCGAAAGAATGTGAAGGGTAGTGGTTTTCGAATGCCATGGTCTCATAAATATGTAAAAGGTGAAATTCATGGTGAATATAAACCGGTGATTATGTATACACATGAAGATGGAAAATTGACTCGTATATTTGATGAAGATCCTACAATCGAGATTATGTATATGGCAACAGTTAGAACCCAATCTACATCTATAAATATTATAGAAGGATCGGTTCGGGACGAAGGTTCTTTTTCTGCAAATGAAATGAAAAATGAATTTCGGAATGAAACAACATCACACGAACTCGCGATGTTTATTCAGAATGAGATGGAGGGTCAATCACGCACTCAAATACGAAAAATTTTTGGTAATAAACATACATTTCTCGTATCATCCAATTCTAGGTATTGTGAAAATCGCGAACAGACACATTCATCAAACCATGTATGGTTTCTTATAAATGGTAAAACTATCCAACAGCGTTGTTTCTGTACTTGCGAAACAATGAAAGGTCGACGCTATGGGTACTGTAAAGATTTTTACGGTCGGAAGCATATGATACCTGAACATATTTTTAAGGAATTATATCCAGATGGCTATCATCCGCCGACCGTATCTACACCACAAAATACATGTATGCCGTGTACAAAAGAAAATGTTTGTGATTCGGTCGTAATATGTGAAGAAGTACAGAAGTTTATTAACAGGAATATGATAGAAGCATGTTGTATCAGGGTAGAAAGCATGACAAAAAAATCAAAAAATGTGAGAATGATTGATACTGATTATACCTGTTCAGTTTGTAAAAAAAATAAAGTTAGATTTAAAATTACTAAGAATCGTATAATCATGGCATGTTCGTGTAATTCCAGAGAACATAATTTATCAGATAAAATAATACGTTTACTGTAAAGATGTTACAAGTGTTATTAATTGCAATGGTTATATTCATATTTTCGAAATTAATGAATATCAGGGAATACACTGAAATCGATAAAATTATAAAGGAAACCCAAAAATATTCTGGTATACATCCAGTGTTGTATAAAACCTTTTTAGCTAATATGAGTTTAGCTACAGATTACATGAATAATGATAAATTCAAGAATTCTCAAACAGCGTTAGTTAACGCGGTCAACAATTTAAATGACATTGTGGGATATATGATTTTAACTGATGGGGATTTAATAAATGAAGTCGCCGAGATAAGTGATCGCCTCGGAATTACATTTGAACGTATATTGATGAAAAAAAGTATGAATAAAGGTGAGAAATATAAAACTAAATATATTTAAAAAGAAATAACGTCCTTATTATAGACATGATTCCAGCTCCCAGAACTAGACGTACTCGTTCAGGTCGGCTATCAAAAGTACCAGAACGTATGAAACCTACAGAAGATGTAGTTGACGACGATTACGACGATGACGAACATGACACAGATTACGAGGCCGGTGATGATGATGCTGATATCAGTGAAGATGATAGTGAAGATGATTGTGTCGATAGTGACGAAGATGAAAATGGAAACTTGATAGGTTTCGTTGTAAGTGATAAAGAAAATTCAGATGATGAATACGAAGCTTAAAAATAAACTTTCTATTATAATTACATGGAAACTGAAATAGGCAATCCGATTGAATACAACCCTCGGGTCATAGATAAGGATGAGATGGATGGTAGCGAAGCGATACAACAACATATTCCAGAAAATCAGAATGACCAATATTACTATCATCCTCCTCAACCACAACCTTATATGGTGACTCCTGAGCAATATCAACCCAAATCCTCTGATATATTTACATCACTAGATAAGGTTACATACGTAATGACATTTGT